CGGAAACTGGAGTTATAATCCAACCCAGTATCCAGACAATGAAGTCCCTGTCTCCGTAATGGCGCAGGATCTTCTAACTACATATAAGTATGGTTGGAAGACTTCGTATTATCAAAATACATACGATTTCAAGAGTGATGAAGTTGAAGAAACTAAAGAATCTCTTGAAAGTTTAATGTCTCAACTAGAACACGCAGAGGAGGAAGATTGTGAGTCTTGTAAGATTTAAGACAAACAGCGAAGATAAATCCATGGTAACATCCATGACCGTATTCAACTCAGAATTAGTTGATACAAAAAAACAACCAATGTTTCTTGGTAAACCACTAGGTATTCAAAGATATGATTCTTACAAGTATCCAGTTTTCGATAAGTTAACAACGCAGCAATTAGGTTACTTCTGGAGACCCGAAGAGGTTTCTCTCCAGAAGGATCGTGCAGATTACCAAACATTACGTCCTGAACAGAAACATATCTTTACTTCTAACTTGAAGTATCAAATTATGCTTGATTCTGTTCAGGGACGTGGTCCTGGTATGGCATTCATTCCATATTGTTCACTTCCTGAACTGGAAGCATGTATGGAAGTGTGGGGATTTATGGAGATGATTCATAGTCGTTCCTACACCCATATCATCAAGAATGTGTACTCAGATCCTTCTGATGTATTTGATCACATTCTTACAGATGATCGCATCGTAGAGCGTGCTACTAGTGTCACTGAGGCATATAATGATTTTGTCAATAGTGCCCATCAATGGGACACTGGAGCTATGTGGTCTGATGATTTTAGAGGTTCTCCTACAGCAGAATGGGAAAGAAAAGATCTGAAACGTAAACTTTTTAGGGCAATTGCAAATGTCAACATCTTGGAAGGAATACGGTTTTATGTTTCTTTTGCTTGCAGTTTTGCTTTTGGTGAACTTAAACTCATGGAAGGTTCTGCAAAAATTATCTCCCTTATTGCCAGGGACGAGAACCAACACCTCGCAATCACCCAAAACATTTTAAATAAATGGAAGCAAGGTGATGATCCTGAGATGCAACAGATTATGCAAGAAGAGCAACAATGGTTGATTAGTGCTTTTGAAAACTGTGTCAATCAAGAGAAACTTTGGGCAGAGTATTTGTTCAAAGATGGATCTATGATTGGTCTTAATGACAAATTGTTGCAACAGTATGTTGAATGGATTGCAAACCGTAGAATGAAGGCAATTGGATTAAAACCAATATATGATATTCCTGCGAAAAATAATCCACTCCCTTGGACAGAACACTGGATATCTTCTAAGGGACTTCAAGTTGCACCACAAGAAACAGAAGTCGAGTCGTACATCGTTGGAGGCATTAAGCAAGATGTCAGATCAGATACATTCTCAGGATTCTCCCTCTGATTTTAAAGAGGTATGGATGGAGATGGAAGAGATAGAACCTCTTACACCGTCTCCATCTAAAAAAGAAATAGATGCATCATTAGAAGCATATAGAGAAGCAGCAAAATCTGATACTTATATGTTTGGTGAATATGATGATTATGAAGCATATAAAGATTGTGGGGATATCCCAAATTAGATAGAGGGTCTTCGGACCCTCTTTTTTTATAAATATTCTCAGAACTATATGTAAAGATCATGTCGGGAAAAGGTCTAGTTGACGCATATTTAAACATCTATGAAGCAGATATGACTGGTGCTCCTTCAATCAAGAATGCAAAACCAGAAAAGAAAACTAACGTTAAGTATGATCCTCATATGAAGGTGATGGCACCTCAGGTTAAGGTTAAGGAAGATCTAGAGGCGTCTGGTAAGTTCTCTGAGAAGGAGATAGAGGCGATTCTAGAGGCATTAGAGGGTGTTGAGGAAGGTTATGATGAACCTAAAATGCACTCTGCTGTAAAGCGTGTTATGGGCACTCAACCTGCCGCTAAGGGTAGAGCAGCAAGTCGTCTCCATAGCAAGTATTCTATGAGATCGAAGGGTAATATTGCAGGAGAAACTGACGGACCTGGACCAAATGCTCCTAAGAGATCTGGTCGTAAGGGTCGTGGTGCTGAGACTGACAGAGGATCAGGTAATGCTGCCAAGCGCAGAATGGAAAAATGACACAAAGGGGTTGACAAACCCCTTTTTTTTGTCTAGAGTATCTTTGTTAAGGTTCAGGATAAATAATAGCTCATATAATACTAGAGTATGAGTTATGAAAACCCCTGGATATTTGAAGAAAGAACTTTTTTATCTGAGGATATTAACGATCTGTACGGTTTTGTCTACTGTATTACTAATAAATCAACAGGTAAGAAGTACATTGGTAGAAAATACTTCTGGTCATTTAGAAAACCTCCTGGAAAAACTAGGAGAGTAAAACAAGAATCTGATTGGAAAAAGTATTATGGTTCTTGTCCAGAATTAAAGGATGATATAAAAAAGTATGGCAAAGAGATCTTCAGTAGAGAAATACTAAGTCTCCATAAAACTAAAGGAACTTGTAATTACGAAGAAACAAAACAATTGTTTCTTAATAATGTTTTATCAGAGGCTCTTGACGACGGTGCGCCAGCGTATTATAATAGCAACATCCTAGGACGCTACATGCGAAAAGACTATGGTAACTTTGGAGGAAACTCTATCGATCACTCATGATTGGGCAATTGATAGAATTCACACTTTACTTGACGAAGAAACGGACGATGTGTTACAATCATTAGAGTATGCACATGCTATTCGTCTTGAATTTGAAGAATGGTTAGATCCACATACTCCTGATCATGAAATCTATTCATTAGAATATTTGTCTGATAAATAGAACGAATTAAAAAAAATTTATCTTTTAAAAATTATGTCTGAAGAGCAAACCCTTGAACTGACTGAACAGCAAAGTCATTTAGCCAGTCTTCTACAGCAGAGAGAACTTTTGATTGGCGAGATTGAAAAAATGAAAAGTGTTGGCACAGAAAAAAGAGATCTCCTTCTTAAAGTTTTAGGCGCAATTGAGTATCTGGGTCAAGTTGGTGTTACACTACCTGAACCACCTGCACCAGAACCTGAAGAAGAAGTGGCAGAAACCACTGAAGAGTGAATTTAATTTTTATGATGAAATCTTTGATTGCAGCAGTAGCGGTTGCTGTTGGATTTACTAATCCACCATTCCCAAAACAATTGCAACCGCTTCCTGATGTACAACCAACTTATTACAAACCTCTTACTTGGAAGTGTGAAGATTGTTCTCCAGAAGAACAATATGTTCTTGCACAACTTCAAGATAAAACAAGAATTACAGATCGCAATGCCTTGGCAACGATCCTGGGAAATATCAAACAAGAGAGCAATTTCATTTCCAACATATGTGAGGGAGGTGCTAGAGTTTCTTACACTGATTGTTACCGTGGTGGTTATGGACTCGTTCAATGGACTACCAAAAATCGTTATTTGGGATTAGGATTCTTTGCAAGAAAATATGATTGTGACCCTAGTACTTTAGAATGTCAAACTAGGTATATGATTAATGAGAATATTTTCCAAAAATATCTACCTATGTTTGAGGGTAGTGGTAGAAGTATTAATGAGTATATGTTGCCAGCATATTACTGGTTAGGTTGGGGTGTTAAAGGTAAACGTGAGATCTACGCTTATGAGTATAGCAAAAAATTATTTCTATTATGAGTACCAATACTGATTTTTGTAGAACCAAATGTTGTAATATTAAGGGTTATGATGGATCTTGTTGTACAGTAGAAGATCGTAATTGGATCATTGGAGCAATTCCAGATCATATGGAAGTATTGGAACGTATTAGAGCACTTAATCCTGGAGTTGAAATTACTTGGGATGATTGCTTTATGACGTATGAGGAAGGAAGTAATTTATTTCCAGATAAACCAACGTGGACAAATCCAAATAACTATCCTTGTATGAGAATCAATATGAATTCTCGTCGTAGGGGTTGCGTTTTTTATAATGATCTGTTAGGATTCTGTCAGATCTATCAAGCAAGATCAGTAACATGTTCTAATTATAAATGTGAGGATCTCAAAGAGCATCTCTTGCAACAAGAAAGAATTGAAAAAGGTCTTCAATTACTTGAAGAAAAGGAAAACCAAGAATTGACATGACTCAGTAGCTCAGTTGGATAGAGCAACTGCCTTCTAAGCAGTCGGTCGTAGGTTCGAGTCCTACCTGAGTCGTTATATAGAGTTTGGTAATATGACTAGGCAACATTGGGCAACATTATCACCAGGTATACAAGTTTTTAGACGTGGAACATTTTACTATTTTGCCATACCTAAAAATGGATTAACTACCTTTATAGATTTCTTTGAAAAAAGAAAATGGCAAAGAGTTAATATTTGGAATGAATTCTCTCACGGAAATACTAACATAACCATATTTGCTCACATTAGAAATCCTTATGAAAGATATATTAAAGGTGTGGTTGAATCAATAATATGTAAAGATCTACTTCATCCAAAAGACTTTGATTTTATTGAACGTATGATAGTAGAGAATCCTAGATGGGCTGACTATATTACTACCGCAATAACTGATGATCATACAGGTCCTTTTAGTAATATGATACCTTCGTTTATATCACCTTATCAGATAAATTGGATTCCTTTAGATCATCCAGAATTTAATTCTAATTTTTTATTAAATCATTTTTTCCGCGAGCACAATCTTCCAATTAAAATCAAAGAGGATAAAGTATTAAATAAAGCACAA